TCCTTTGTCTGCCTTTACAGTGAGGACATTCTTTTCAGTAGTGATGCTGATATCGTCCTTCTTGAATCCAGCCACTGCAAATTCCATTACCAACTTATCTTCATCAATCTTGACAACGTTGTATGGTGGGAATGCCTGTGGTGCTGGTGTTGTAATTTGGAACAACTTATCAAATTCCTGACTAAGTGTTCCGAATGGTGTGTTAATTACCATGTATATCATCTCCTATTAAGCGAGTTATTTGTACCCCCATTTGGCAGGTACACATATATTATAGCAAAAGAAAAGAGGTAATGCAAGTGCATTACCCCTAATCTAAATTGATAAGATTACTTCTTAGGTGGAGTCTTCTTGTCAACTGGCTTCTTAGCCACTGGCTTCTTAGCAGGTTCAACGAGTTTCTTAATCTCCTTGATGCCATCAACGATTGGCTTTGTGTTTGCGTTCTTTGCGTTAGCAAGAGCAGCATCAACCTCAGCAACGGTTGGCACAATACCAAACGCTTTATCCTTTGGATTTAGTGCTCGTGTGGCAACTGGAACAAGGGCAGCCACTAGAGATAGTGACAGCTTTCCTAGATCAGTAACGCCAGAAAGGTATAGTGCGATTGCAGCACCTAGTACCGAACGAACGTATGATGCAAGTAGTGCCTTAATTTGTGTGTTATTCATTTATTTCTCCTTGTTTGATTTCTTCTGGCAATAGTTTTTTCAAACTTTCGTATGCCTCAGAAATTTGTATTAGTTTATCTTGGTGAGGATTATCACCTAGAGCGTTTCCATAAGTATTAGTCCACTCAATGATTGGACCAACCTCTTCATTAAACTTTGCAAGACCTGCTTGCACTAGTTCAATGTATTCAAAAGCTGAGTCACGAGACTTCTCCAAGAAGCCAACGAACCCATTTGTGTTCTCCAATTCTTTAATGTTTAACTCATTAAACAAATCGGAAATCTTTCCTAGAAGCATAAGTTTATCAGCGTTTCCCTGTTCGATCTCACGCTTATGCTTTTTGATAGAGATGCGAAGCTTTATGTTAAAGATTACTGATACTACCAGCAATCCTAAGAATAAAGCAAATCCAATAAACCCAATGTAATCCATTAGTTTTCCAGAGCCTCTCGTACCAAAAGAACGATAGCACCATTGTCTTCCAATGCCTGCTTCACATCCTTAACGTACTTGACTGCTTCTGCCTTCTGGACTTCATCTAGACCAAGTAGTTGCTCAGGGTCAATCTGCACCGTCAGAAATTCTTCGTTGTCGATAATGACAACACCAAAGTCTTTTGGTGGAACAATTGCTCTGAATGCACTAGACATTTCAAGTGTATACATTTTATTCCTTATCGTTTGTTAGTTCGGACCATGTGTTAGCCCAATCATCTTTGGTCTTGTGTCTATTGAATTCTCTGGATATTTTTCCACCATCCAAATAGATGCCACCCCAAACTCCAACTGCTTTCTGAGATACCCCAGTAGCAAAACATTCTCGTCTTACAGGACAGCTTGCACAAAACTCATCTACGTCTCGTCTTATCTCAATGTCTTCTTCATATGTATCAAAGAATAGATTGAGATCCCAGCCACGACATTTAGCTTCATCTTTCCAGTCATGCGACATTCTTTCCTACTAACTTGCTGGAAATATCCCAGCCCTTCTCAGTAGGCTCGTAACGTCTTACCAAGTTCCACACACCATTTACGAATGCGGCATTTGGCTTAGACCAAGCAGTAGGCGACGGTGTAGACTCAACTACAGTCCAGCCATCCCAGGATAGAGAATCATTGTTTTCTACAATATTCTCCATTGTGTCAAGTGAATTAATTAGCATAATCACTCCTTGTATAGATTACTTTTTTTATTTGTGTTTCCTCAATGACTACTGTGCAGCGGTCACAAGGCTTGCTGTATCTGTCTTTACCGTGGGCATTTACCCTGGCAACGTAAAGGACAGCACCCTTTACATTCCATCCTGCATCTCGGATAGCCTCAATCTCAGCATGGACTGAGCAATGAGATTTAATGTGCTCTGGTGAAACAAAGTCGGGATGGTTGCGGTCCTTGTTGTAACCTGTGCCTATGACACTACCACCCTTGACTATTACTGCTCCGTGCCTATGCCTTGAATCTGATTTAGATGCAAGGTATCTAGCAACAGAGAGAAACGATTGCTCTCTTCTACTTAGCATTAAAAGCGATACACTCCAACTTCAATATCTTTTGAATCAGCGAGATCTACTAGATCGGATACTGGCTCTTTTGGTTTACTGAAGTATGCGAAATAGCCAATGACACTCATGTTGGTCTTAAACCAGTTAGATGGAACCTTAACAAGTTTAACCTTAATGCCACGAGCTTTTAGGCTACGCTCTGAGATATTCAAAAACTCTAGAGCAAATCTGTTGATAATGAGCGGTCCAGCAGACATTACCGTGAACTCTTTGTCGCCCTCTGGCAACTGCTGTAAAGCAACACCCATTGCTCTTAGGAACACTGAGTAGTCATTGAAACTACTTGTTCCCTGAATCCCCACTATCATTAGCAGTTCCTTCCGTTAGTTTTTCTATAATAAAAATCATCTTCTCTAATTCTACAGCATCCATACCCATTATGTCAACAGGCTTTACTGAATCCATATCGATCTTACTGTCATTAGATTTGGCTACTACAAATTGTCCATCCTTAACCCAGTAAGCTTCGTGCTCAGTAAAGAAAACACGAAAGCCACTCTTAATCAGGTAGTCGTATGATTGTGTACGCCTATGTTGTTTGTGTTGTATTTTTGCAATTTGAAGATATTTAGTTAATTCATATGTGTGGGACTGTCCGTAATTTACTTTTGGAATTGTCTCTTCACTAATTTTGGGAATCATTATTTTACCTACCCACCAAATTGTGAGTATGGTGATTAATGAACCAACAAAATATTCCATGCTAAATTAACTAATAAAATTAGTCGTCTCCTTGTAGTCTATTCTCTATAAGTCTATCACGTTCATCGATAGTTTCAAAAGAAAACTCAATTAGCTTATCTTCGTTTATCTTATAGTGGTGACCACAAAAATCAAGTGAGCCTGTGACTCCTACTACACGGACATAAGCCTGTGCTCCACAAGCATCGCATCGATCTTGTGCTGTCAAAACCCACACAGGGGTTTCTTTTTCTTTTACTAGGAAGTCTGGTCTTGGAATCATTATTTATCCTTAGAGTAAAATCCAGAACCATTAAATGTAACTCCACCAACCGAGAATACTCTAGTCAGTTTTATTTTACATGTTGAACATTTCTGTTCTGTTTCTGGATCATTGATACCACGAACTACATTTGTGATGTTCTGGCATTTCTTACATTTGTATTGGTATGTTGGCATGTTTTCCTAAAGTAACGCTAGGGCTACCCCGAAAGGTAGCCACTAGCATTAATTATTTATTCTGCTTTTGGTGCATTTGGTGCAGTCTTGGTAACTGGCTTTGCCTTTGGCACAGCAGTCTTTGTGACTGGTGGCACAGGAACAGGTGCAGCAACTGGCTTTGCGTTTGAAGGTGCAGCCACAGGTGCTGCTGGAGCAACTGCAGGTGCAGCAGCTACAGGAGCAGTCTTGGTGACTGGCTTCCAGTTAGGACGGAATACAGCAAAAACGCTTGTGTAGAAACGTACACGCTCTGCTACCTGTCCACCATCTGAACGTGAACCATCGCCACGAGAGGTGTTTCCCTCACGGCAAGTAATCTGACCCTTCTTAGGATTGTTCTTCAAAACAATTCCTGTGTGGTCTGGATCGTGATCGTGATCCCAGTCAAAGAAGATAATGTCTCCAGGCTGTGCGTCCTTTACAGGAACCTGCTTGTAGCCACGCTTCTTCATTCCAGCAATACCTGCTCGGCATGAGAGGTATCCTGTCTTGTTTTGGATGCCCTGAACAACATATCCAGCACCACCCTTAGTAAAGCAGTATGAAACAAATTCAGCACACCATGCGGTGTGGTTTGCTCCGAACCACTTTCCGAAAAGGTTGTCCTTTTGTGGACCCTCTTCGTATTTCATCTTTACAAAGAACTCAGCGACTGCGAGAACAGCCTCTGGAGTTCCTGGCGTAATACCCTTCCTTGCTAGGATAGGGTGTAGATTAGTATCTGCCATTGTAAATCAACTCCTTCTTTTAAATTATACCATTAGATATAACTTGAGCCTCGTGTCAGGATTGAACTGACGACCTATCGCTTACAAGGCGATTGCTCTACCACTGAGCTAACAAGGCATGGCGATCCTGACCAGACTTGAACTGGCGACTTCCACCGTGACAGGGTGGCACTCTAACCAACTGAGTTACAGGACCGAGCGTGTAGCGAGAATCGAACTCGCACTATCTGCTTGGAAGGCAGAAGTTCTACCATTGAACTACACACGCAAAACGACTCTAAACAATACTTACTTTCTAGAATTCAGTATTGACCGCATCCACTTTTGTGCTCGTGAGTCTTTGCTGACCATCCTGGATTCGAACCAGGAACCTTAGAGTTAACAGCTCTCTGCTCTGCCGTTGAGCTAATGGTCAATGTGTATCTAGTATACACTGTACCGATTAGGTTGTCAAGAGTTTAGACTAACCATTTTACTACTGGGCTACATGGGTCTCCGCCATCTTCCCACTCTTGTTCTTCTTCGGCTGTCATATATGGATCGCCATCATGTGTGTAGCAGAAACCCTCCGATACCCAGCCCATAGCAATTCCATACTCAAGCCATCTTGCTGCTGCTTCGACTTCATCTTTTGAAAAGTCTTTATATTCAATCGTCATGTGAAAAACCCTCTCTAGGTTATGTATATAGTATACACGACCAGAGAGGGCTTGTCAACCATTTGATTTACTTTTGTGCTGGGATGTTGTCAACAAATGCCTGATTGATCTCGTCCTCTGTAAGTTCTCCATCATTTAGGTAACCACGAGCTAGATCTTCAACAACGTTTGCTACACCCATGATTCCAGCAAGGAGTGCTGTGTGTAGAACGTCAATACCAATAGCAGCACCTGCACCAATTGTGGCAAGGGCTGAAACCAGGAATAGTGAAAGCATACGCTTTGCAATTTTTAAATAGTTCATTTAATCTTCCTCCTTATCTTTGTGATTTCTAAGTGGATAAGTAATCATCCAGACAACGGTTGTGCCAATGATTGCATATCCTACAACTGTTTTTGCTGATCCCTCAAGGACTAGCCATGCAACAAACATACCAAGGAGTGTCCAGGCTTGACCGAGTAGGTCGTTTAAGAATTTTTTCATTTAATCTTTCCTCCTTCTATATGATGATCCAGATGATCCAGATGATGACACGGCACTTGCCGATGGTGTTGCCATCAAGGCTGCACCTGTTGCTGCGTTTACTGCTGCTCCAACAGCCACTACGGCTGTCACAACAACTTTTTTAGATTGTGCCCTAACTTTAGGAGACATGTCTGCACCAGCATTACCCAAAAAGTTAATTGCTGCAACGGTTGCTCCCAATCCTGGGATTGATTGTAGGGATGGGTCAAGAACAATATCATCTGCTTGGGCTGCTACAAATAAAGCTGTAAGGGCTTGGTTATATTCTGGTGAGCCTTGTTCTGAATTGTTTAGAATTTCATTTGCTACCGACTTTAATTCTTCTACCTGTGTTGGGGTTAGTGATTGAGGATCTACTGTTTCTACATTTACTGGTAACTTAGGTTGATCGGATTCGGTTGGGGTTGGCGTGATTGGATCTGGTGTCGGTTGTACGACAGGCGGCGTTGGCTCTTGAGTAGGTTCCGTGGTCTTCTGAGGTGTAGGTGTTGTGTCTTGGAATGGTGGAATGGTTGCCAATTCTTGTTGAGCGACATTCAATTCCTCCTGTTTAGTTTGTGCACTTTGTTGTGCTGTATCTATTGTAACCTGATTTTGTAATTGTTTGTCTTGCAATGACCTTAATTCGGATGCTGCGGTTGCCAACTCTGTTTGTGCTAATGTGTATGTGGCAGTGGCATCATTAAGAGTAGATTGTGCTTGTTCAAGTAATACTAGTAGTGCAGGGTCTTTTGTTTTGATTACTGGTGCTTGTTCGTTTTGTGAAAACCAATCCACTGGGGCGATGTCCCATGTTTTACTATTTTGATAAATAAGTTGATTACAAGCACCACCACCATACTCATAGAACCATGCATCAATTGGATACGACTTTCCGCCTTCAAGTGTGATTGGTTGACTCCACCATCCACCACAGCCTTTGAGAACCCAGTTATCATTAACAACTGTGTCTCCAATTGTCATATACCAACCATCATCTACTTGAGCTAAAAATGTATAACTGTCTGTTGTTGGAACGGTGATGAAGCCAGTATAATGAATCATTACATAATCTCCACCGCAGCCTTCGATGTCACCACCGCCCCAATCTTTATCTATATTGTCAACAGTAATTGTTTTACAGAATGTTTGTTTAGATGGATCTCGTTCTGGATATGGTGTATTTGGATTAAATGTATATATATCTGCTTGTAGACCTGGTATTGTAGGCTGTGCATTATCTATTGGTGTTGATATCAATTTATTGTCATAATCAGCCTGTGCTTGATCTACCGCTGTCTGTGCAACCGCCAGGGCATCTGCCTTTTGGTTTACAGTTGTTCCTTTGTTTATAAGTATTTGTTGTGCATCAGATACCGCATTTATTGTATCAACCTGTAATTGTTGTGCCGCTGAGAGGGCATCCTGTGCCTGTTTTAGGGCATCCTGTGCGTCATTAACCCTAGCCTGTGCTGCAGCAACTTGTGCGTCATATTCTGCTTGAGTCTGAGCAAATGCTGACTGTGCATTAAATATAGGGGCAAAGGTTAGTAAAACTATTAGTAAAAATCGTTGGGGTTTAATTTTGTTTCTCCTCGTTGGAAGTTTCCAACAAGATTATTATAACATTAAATTAATCTAAATTGATCCAGATATTCTTTAACGATGGCTGGTTGAGGAGTATTTATAATACCACCATTGTTTGGGAATAATTCTTCTGTGGGCTTCTTTCTATCCTTAAAGGTATGGATCTCTACCATTTGATTTTGCTCTTTGTGAGTATGAGAGATAGCACCAAAGATAGCACCGCAAACAGCATCCGCCAAGTCCTTAGATGATTTGCGAGGGTGGTCTACCCTATTCTGTTTTACAATTTTAAGTTCTGTAAGCTCTTCGAACAAAAGTTCGATTGTTGGCATTACTAGTCGCTCTTCATAAATAAGCATAGCCATATCCTCGTAGTGCTTCTTGGCAACAGAAACAGTTTCAGTGCGAATGCCAACAGCCTTTAGCTCATTTTGAATATCAAACGACTGCCAACGGTCAAATGAGACCATGCCAATATCAAAGCCGAGTCTGCGTAGGTTCTGAATCCACTGCTTTACTTCTGATAGGTTTACAGGACCTTCAATCTTTGGTTCCCAATACACAACTGCATCTACAACTACGACTGGCATTACCTGTGCGTAATCCTTAACTACCTGGACATTGACCCATTTCTCAACGTGAGCAATTGCAACTGCACATTTGTCATGCTTTTGTGCAAGGTCAGCATGGACAAAGTATTTCTTGTCTGGATCAGGAACAAAGGCTGGATCGAATCTTTTGTTGCCATCAATTGGATTTCTGATAGTCATACAGGCACGAACCTTATCCTGTTGTTTAAAGAATGCATCGGACATATAGGTTGGCACACAAGCAAAACGTTGCATGGCATCTCCCAAGTCTGTGTAAAATGCCAACTTGAAATCGTCAATCTTACGAGTAGGATTTACTACCCATGTAGGTCGTTTAATTGCAAACATACCAGGAAACTTGTAACTAAGGATTGTATCTTCATCCCATTCAATCTCTAACGAGTTACCCTCAGTGTCTTCTGGTAATTCTGGATTCATAATAAACTTGTGATGCTTTGTTACAACTTCTTTTTCTGCAATTACTGCATCGTATCGTTGAGAAATAAAGTCTCCAGGATAACGTGGGAACGATAGGAGTGCCACTTTGCCAAGGTCTGGGAAGCGAGAGTCAACTGAAGCACGGAAAGCTTTGTAAATATTGTCCGCTGTCTTGCCCTGATCGTTACCTGTTCCAACTTCTTGAGCAAAACCAGAAATCTCATCAAGAACTGCAAGGATAAGGTTGAGACCTTCGTGGCTCTCTCGTTCGGAGTGTCCAGAGTAAACTGTAATTGCATGGTCAAATTCAACGCTGTCTGCTTTGGCGTAAAACTTACCAGCAAACCACGGAGATCTTTCGATCTTTGTCTTAAAGCCTTTAAAGAAAACATTCTTCGCCTGTTGGGCGTTAATTGCAATGTTAATAATATCAATAGCGTCACCGCTAGGCTTACCAAAATATCGTGCAGGGTCTTTAAGACAAAGTAACTTGTAGACACTGTAGCAGCAAGCAACTGTCGAAACAAAG